GTAGTAATAGTTATAGGGTCAAAAAAATCTAGGTCTAGGGCCGCGATTATGCCGGCATTATAGTTATCTGTGTATAAATCTAGGGTAATGGCATCACATCTTATAGACGTTTCTTTACGGCTAGCTACATAAGCTTGAGCGTAATCTAGGGCCGCGGCATCTGTTTGCATTAGTAGATTTTGTTGGTTATAGCTATGGGTAAAATACTTATCTATGCTAGCTTGGTCTATCGCTAGCTGTGTAGTACCGCCTGTACGGGTGATGCTAGCCGCGTTAAATACCAACGTATCATCTAAGCGCCATAAGGCATCAAAGTAACCTATATTTGTGCCGTTATCGTTAAACACGGTAGGTGTGCCACCTATGCTAGCTGTAGTAACTTGCCTATCTTGGAATACAAAGCTACCGGTAGCATCTACATAAAGCGCCCCGTACTCACTTAGGGTAACCGTCTGCATAGCTGCAAGGCTGGTACGGGCTGTGCCAGGGTCTGCCTGTAGTGTAGTTAAGCCGGCATCTACATCACGCATAGAGGTAGGCCAACCTATCTGGTCTAAAATCTGGTTAATGCGTGTGCCGGATAAGTCGCCCGCGGTAGCCCCTGTTACTGTGGCTATCTGTGCATTTTGGGCAAGTCTAAACGCATCTACCGCCGTAATTGTGGTATAAACAACGTCTAACGCATTTTTAGGCGTAGTAGTGTTATAGCTAGTGATAAAGCCGCTAAAGATAGGGTAAGTAACGCTGTTATAAGTAGCTGATATAGCTACCTTACGCATAGGGTCAAGCAAGCCAAAATAAGGCCCGCTAGGGTTTTGAGGGTTAAAATCGCCGTTTTGGTCTACTATTCTTAAAGTTAGTGTACCTGTTTGGAATTGGTCGGCTTGTGGGTTACGGCCTCTGTTAGTTTGTATTGTATCTACTACGTCCGATACATCTACAATTACAGCCGCGCTATCGCTTAGTATGTTTGTATCTAATATGCCTTCACCTAAAATCATAGCTTGGGCAAAGCTAGGGCCAGTACTAAAGTTAATAATAGCGTTTATTACTGGCAGGGTCATAGCCCACCGGTGTAACGCAACGGGTCGCCCTTACGCTCTAAATCTAATATAGCTCTTTGCACGGCTAGGCTTATTGTGTCCTCACTACCTACTACACCTGCATTTACGTTTACTGTTATGTTATCTGCCATACGGAAACCGGCAGGGTCAAAGGTAGAGCCCGCGCCTATACCCGGTGTATCAAATATGCCCATAGCTCTTAATCTTGCTTGCTCATCACCTAGCGCATTAAGCGCGTTAGTACTCATAGCATCTGTAAGCGTATCTATCTGCTCTTTTAATAAAAAGTTAATACCCGTACCTGTGCTAGTAGCAGCGCGTAAATTAGTTAGTGTTGCTATCTGTCCAGCAATACCTACAGCAAGACTTCCACCGCCGCCGCCACCACCGCCGCCGCCACCACCGCCGCCGCCGCCGCCTGTAGCGCCGCCTGCCGCTCCAACTTTACCGCTTACGTTTATTTGTAGTCCTGCCATTTTCATTAACAGCGCTAACGCTTCATTAAGGTTTTGTAAATCTATCAACGCTTTAGGCTTGAACTTATCTAAAATATCGTTTATATCTTGTAACTTAAACTCTTGGCCTTGCAGAGCGCCAAGTATTGCTAAATCTAGATTAAGTTTTTTAGCAAGGCGGGTAGCAGCCTCTACATCTTTAGCCGCTATAGCATCTTCAAGTTGCGACATAGTTTGCTTTATAGATAGGCGCGTTAGGTCATTAGCTAGCTGTAGTTTTTGCTGGTCTGTAGCATTGACGCCTAGTTTATTTATTTCATCTTGCTTAGCTAGTAGCGCTGCCTGTACCTGTATCTTATCTAAATCAAATATATCTTCACCCTTGCCTAAAGCTAGAGCGGCTTTATCTAGTTTGGCCTGTTTTTCTTTTTCTTTGCGTTTTAGTATTTCTGCGTTAGCTTGCTTTTTGGCAAGGTCTGCTAGCGCCTTTGCGCGTTTAGCTGCCGCTGCATCTAGTTTAGCTATTAGCTCTTTTTGTTTTCTTGTAAACTCTGTTTCTGTGCTTACTACTGTTTCTGGTCTATCATACATAGCCCCTAGACCTATTGCCCTAAATCCAAACTCTGGTATACGCGCTAAAAATCCTAGTGCAGCTCCAGCCGTCTTTAATACATTAGCAAAACCTGTAGCTAAATCATCTATAACTAATTGTGCATCACTAACCTCACCGCTACCAGCAAAATTACCTAAACCCTCTACTAACCCCTCACCTATTGTTATTTTAGCGTTTTCACCTGCTAAAGCTAATAGTTCTAACTTAAACGCAGTAGTAGTAAAATAATCATCTGCAGCGCCTTGATTTAATGTTAAAAGTATTTCTAAGTTTTCTGAAAATGATTTAGCTGCTAACTCTGCCCCTGTAAAACCTGTTTTATATTTTTCTAAACCTTTAGTGCTGCCTAAATAAGCCTTAGTTAAGTCCTCTGTAACTGTGCTTAAAGCTATGCCAGAGCCTCGGCTAATAATTATAGATTTATTTAATATGTCTTGCGCTTTAGTTAAAGAGCCTGTAGTAGTTAATAAATCTTGAAATGCTGGCCTAAGCTCTGTTCTAGATATGCCGGCTGTTTTTTCTAGATTTTCTATAAAGTTATTTATAGACGGGTTAGCAAAACTTAGACCTAAATTATCTACAGCTTTAGTTAATTGTACGGCTGCCTTTTCGTCCTCTGCAAAGGCCTTAACAAAGATTTTACTAAACTTTAATGCAGCGCCGGCGGCAAGGCTTATGCCTAAAGTTTTGCCTAAACTTTTTACCTTTTTTTCTAACTTGTTTACCGCTTTTTCAGACTCTAAAAAGCCTTTACCCGTGGCTTGGCTAACTATATTTATTAGTAATTCTGTAGCCATTATGCAGCCATTTTTTCTTCAAACTTTACTTTAGCATTTTCTATAGCTTTTATTAAAGCTGTTAGGGCTACGCCGTTATCTTCTGCGTAGGCTCTATACATAGCGCGGCCTATCTGTTTACGGCTAGGTCTGCCTTTAAGACCTTTAGGCCTTGCGTTTACTAACTTTCCGGTGCTGTTTATGCTTTCCATAAATTGCTGACCCGCATTAGGGTTTAGGCTTGTTGAGTATTGTTTACCGGTATGCGTAGTTTGGTCATAAACGCCATTTTTATAACGGTCTACTATTGGGCCTTGCTTTTTACCGTTTGGGTTTAATCGTCCCGCGGTTTCATATATTGCACCGCCCGCGTTAGCCTGTTGTATTCTAGCTAAAGATACAAAGCCAGATTTATTAGGCCTAGACGGTGTAACCCTATAACCTAAACCGCGCTTAGCATCACTACTATTAAAGGTTGGAAATGCCCTGTAGTTAATTGTATCTATGCTAGCTGTACCTTTAACCCAACCGCTTAGCAATTTTGAGTCTGCCGGTATAAAACCTCTAGCTCTAGCTACTACAGGGCGTAGCGCATTAGCCATTTCATCTTGAGTTTCTTTAGCTAAATCTGGCATATATTTTTTTAACGCAAGTCTAAGCTCAAGCGCGTTTTCTACCTCTGTTGGCATCTTGCACCGCCTTAGCTCTGTCTGTTAAAACCTTTAATATATTCTTAAACATTACATCATCTAATTCTAATAAATACTGGGGCGCTATGCCGGTTTCTACCGCTATTTGTGCGATTAGATAGCCAAAGCTACCGCGCCCCACTATTCCAAAGGGTCATCATCTAGTACCTCAACTTTAGCTAAGGTTTCTAGAAAATCTGCCCCGTAACTTTTTACGGCTTCCCCGCTTGTGCGTAAACACTCCCAAGCAAGCCAATAAACGTCACTCTGTTTTTCATCATCTCTAAAGGCTTTGTGAAAACCTTTCTTTGCATACAGCTCAAAGGCGTACTCAATACGGGGCGTAATCTTATGCTCGGTTACGCTGCCGTCTGCCCTTGTTATTTTAAGTTTTGCCATTTTGTGCCCCTTTGTTCAGTTTATGGTGCTGTAGTAATTACAATAGGTGAGTTACAGGTAAATGTAATGCTCTGTGTTCCAATATCGCCCACAGCACCGTTTATGTCGGTTGTATTGTTTACAAGTACAGTAGTGGTATAAAGCGGGTTAGTAGTGCTAGTAGCCGCGCTTGTTTGTCTTAAAATTAAAGTTACTGTAGTACCCCACGCAGCTTGCAACGCAGCGCGTACCGCGCCTACACCGCTAGCGGCATTATCATTAAGAAAATCAAGCGTAATAGTGCTAGCTTCCAAACCTTTAACAAACTTGTGAGCTGTATCGCCCATAGCTGTTACCTCTAGCTCATCAAAGCTACGGTTAATAGTTGCGCTAGTAACGTGGTCTGATAGCACCACGCCGTTCAGCGTAACTTCTACGCCGTTAGAAAGAAAAATTGCCATTGGTTATGCCTCGTTTTCTGTTGTCGGTGTTTCTGTTGCTTTTTGCTTTGTATCTTTAACCTCTTTAGGCAATTCTTGGCCTATTTTGATTAAAAACGCTTTTTCTTCATCTGTTAGTGCCATTTTAGCTCCAGCTCGTTAGTACGGATATTTGTAAATCACTTGTTAGTAAGTCGCCGCTAGGTAACGTTAAAACGTTAGGTGCAGTTACAGCGGTAACATTAAAAACGATAGAGCTAGCAGCTAATTTATTAAACACCGCTACTATCGTATCTTCTATGCCTTGTAGGTTGCCTTCATTAGAAAACATTGGCACGGTCATAATTATTTTGAAATTAGCTAGCGGCGCTATCGTTGCTTGTGCATTATTGCTAGGTGTTAAATAAGGGTCAGCCGGGGCTACTACTACGCTGTTAGCTACTATTGTGCTAGGTGGAAAACTAAAAGTACTCCAAACAGCATTATTAGCTAAGGCAGCGGCTATAGTGCTGCGTAGTGTAGTTATGGCGGCTGGCATTATCCCACCATAGCGTTAGGCGATAAGTACGGTGCTAACAAACCGCGTATAGATGCCATTAAAGTATTAGACATCTTAAAAGGGCTAGGGCTGTAACCGTCTACGCTTACGCCGCCGTTTTGTGTGCTGAAACGGCTAGTCCAGATATTCTCAGCTAACATAAGTGCAGCTGCGTTTATAGCAGGTGTATTAGCGTAGGTAGCCGTCTTTGTATCATCACCCGTCATAGTGCCGCTAGGTACTACGCGCCTAAAGTTTTGGTCAGCTGCCGTTTTTGCATATTGTATAAAACTGTAACCCTGTGGGTATTGGTAATAGTTAAGCTGAAAATTAAACGCTGGCAATAAATTAGTAGTACCTGCGCTAAACGGTACTGTGCCAGTAATGGTATAGCTGCCGTTAAAGGTAGCGCCAGCCCCGGCTACTGTGACGGTTTGGCCAGTAGTAAATAGGCCGGGGTTGGCTATCATCACGGTAGCTACGTTACTTACTAACGCAGTTCCCACCACCGGTGCAGAGTCAAACCATAGAAAACCATTTATTAAATCTTGGGCCGCTTGGCAGGTGTCCTCTATCCAAGTGTAGCTATCGTACAAAGTGCCTACGCCAAGTGATGCCTTAAGTGTTGCAGCTGTAACGTATGTGGCTGGCATATTTGTACCTTTCTTTGTAGGTCTGGTAGAGCCAAAGGGCTAAGGCCCTACCAGACTATTAGTTATTTATTAGGTTAAGTTAAAACGACGGATACCTGCAGGCATTTTAACTAGCGTGGCCATAAAGCCATAGATAGCTACTTGTACCTGTAGATTTGATACGACGTTTACGCTCATATAAGCCTGTGGGCTTTCATAAACGGTTACTGCCTCTGGCACGATAATAAACGCTGACTCATCAATAACGCCAGATACCATATTTTTATCTACGTATAGGTCTAGACCTAATACGTTACCTCTAATTGAGGTTGGTCTAACGTCGCCGCCTGCGTTCATTGGCTGGATAGCGTTATAAATTGGGCGGCCTGTGTTATCAGTTGCACCCATTAGCAAAGACCATTGAGAGGCATTAGCTAGATAATTTTGTGCAAAGTAGCCAGTACCTTTATAGGCAGCAGCGGTTTGTTCAGCTGTGTAAGCAATAATGCCGGCACTTGTTGCAGCTTGTGGGTTAGCTTGCTGTCCACCGGCTGTTAGAGCTGCTACTACTGCCGTATCTGTTGCAGTTAAATACGCGTTTTGTAGTTGCGCTGTTAATTCTGCAAAGAAATTAGGGTCTGAACGTTCTAATAGCTCTACGCTAATAGTGTTCATACCGCTGTACTTAGATACGTTGGCAGTTAAATACTCAGTTACCATACCTGTATTTTGTACCGCTCCGGCCTCAGCTTCCACGGTTACTACAGGTGCTACACCTGAGCCCCCGCCATCTGACGTTACAAGTGAGGGCACGTTTATGGTCATACCGCTAGCAGGCAAAACGCCACGGCTGCAAGCCTCAACCGCGCTTCTTACAAAGCGGGTGTTAGTTACAAACTCAGATAAATACTGCTCTGGCTTAAATGCAGGGTTAGTAGTAAAACTATCATCTGCCGCTGTTACATAGAGCTTGCTCTGGTCATTACCTAGAGCAGCCTTAATTTTATGCTCTGTGTATGTTGCCATATTTACAATAGGTGTGCGTACTCTCTGTGAGTTTAATGCACTTGGCTTAATAATTCTGCGCGCGGCTTCTACAGGTGTAGTTTCACCCTCGGCATCATCTTTTTCATAGCTAACGCTTTTTAGCGTTACTGTTGCACCGTCTGGCAAAAATGTCGCCTCTGATGCTACTTCGTCCGGGGTTTTGTCCACGGTTTCACCTTTCGTTTCTGTTGGTTGGTTTTCATCTACTGCGTTTTCTTGTGCAGCAATTTTTAACACGGCAGCGCTTGGAAATGCAGCGCTCTCTACTAGAGATACCTCTTTTAAGGTAGCAGCCGTAACTAGCAGATAATCTTTTTCTTGGCGTGAGTCTTCTACCTCTACACCTACACTCAAGCCGTCCATTAATTTTTCCTGTGCAAGCAAAATTGCATCACTACCCCGAGTGCTAGCACTTACCTTAAAGCTGCCATAAAGTCCGGTTTTATTGCTAGTAACGCTCTGCATACGGCCTACCGGCTTAGAATTATCGTGCGACATTAATAGTTTTACCTTGCTTGGCTCTGGCACAGTTATAGAGTTTTCTGCAAAGACTACGCGGCCCGCGCTCGTGTTGCCTACTTCGCCATAAGGTGCAATTTTGCCGCTAATTGTGCGCCTATCGCCGTTATCTACTGCCTCTATGTTGCCGCTAAATGTTAATAGCATTGTTTGGCCTCTCTGTTAGTCCGGTTGGGCTTAGTTCTTCCATACTTTGCGCCTGCTCTAAATCTATAAGACCTAGCGTTAGCATTTTTTCTATAGCTTCCAAACGCGCTAAAGTATCAGCGCGTAAAAATGTTGTATCTAACGCAAAACGCACCTGATTACCTCGGCGGGTTACGTCGTCCATACTAAGCCTGTTTTCAATAGCGCTTATAAACGGCTGTAATGAGTAAGCTACAAACTCTTTGCGCCCGTCTATAATATTTTGGTAAGTCATTGAGTTATTCATATCCGCGCTTATGTAATATGCCGGTACGTTCATTAAACGCGCTATTTCTGTTGCTAAATACTGTGATGCCTCGTTATACATCATTTCTTTAGGTGAGTAACCCACAGTTTGATAATCTAACGTGCTAGTTAAGTAAGCCGTACTGCGTGATGCGCGCGCTGCCTTCCAACTAGCTAACAGCCCTTGTATTTGTGCCTCTGGTAAATCTGCCCCACTATTCTTTATAAATCCTGTAGCCATAGGTGTAGCAGCTGCAACGCTTGCCGCTTTTTGTATATCTAGCGCGGCCTGTATTGTGCGCCCGCCTGTTTCTAATACGCCGGGTAACAAACTTTGAAAAGTTACTAAAGAGCCTACGCCGCTATCCGGTACGCGTATGCCATTTATTGAGTAATAATCAACTTCATCACCGTAATTATCTGTAGTTACTGTAACGCGTGTATTAGCTACCCACTCAAACCCGCTAGGTCTGCCGTCATCTTCATACAAAGACGTTACACGCCAATACGCCACCCCGTACATTAATAAACTGTCCACGGTGTAACTTATGGTAACGCTGCGTGGCTGTCTTATGTCCGGTTGGTCTAACCAAACAGGGCTCTGTAATTTACGGCCTGTACTTTTTTGTATTAGCTCTAAATCTATACTTGCGATAACGCCACAAATTAAGTTACGGCATCTACTTACCGCCGGTACTTGTAGCGCTACGTTTCTATCTATAAACGGTACGCCGCTTGTATTGTATAAACCGCCAAACGTGTAAACACCCGCGCCGTAAGTTTGGGCCATAATAGGCGGCGATAATTGCGCCTCTACGTCTTTTTTACGCAGGCCTATAGTTTGTAGTAATCCCATAGGGGCATTATTGCCTAAAAGTCAAGTATAGGTTTACAGTTTGAGTTTGGGCGTGTCTAGGCGTATACCTTTGCCTCTGCTACAGGTTGCGCCAATATGTGTATCACCATAGCAAGCCCAATAGGTATATCTACAGGCCCGGCAGATTTACGCCTTACAATACGCCAAGCATCTGGGGTCTGTTTAGCTGCGCAGTTAGCCATTTGTTGAATTAGCGCATCTTGCCCGCTATGGCGCAAACGGTCATTAACTAAAGCATCATACATATCGCTACAAGCGGTGTAAAAGGTCTGCCCCGATATATCCCGGGTCTGTACCCCTGCATTTTGTAGCCTTTGAGCAATACTAGCAGTAGTGTATTTGTCGTAGCAGACTAAACGCGGGTAATACAGGTCAGCCCACTTTTTAATAGAGGCTGCTACTAAAACCTCATCTACTGCTACCTGTGAGCTGTAAGTTTCTAGTACTGCTAGGCCTATCTTGCCGTTAGGTAACAGCTGGCCCATTACTAGGCTGGCATCTCGGCGGCTAGGGCTAACGTCAAAGGCAAAAACGGTAAGCGGCCCGGGGCTCATTTTTAGATTTATATCGCTGCTATCTTCAACAGAGCCAAAGGGCCACGGGCTTTGCAAGCTATCTATCCATTGACTAAGGCTTTCTGTCCTAAATTGCTCTGTAGTCTGCACCGTGAGCGCTTCCTGCAAGGTTTCCTCAGTTATTAGTATGCCTAGCGCCGGGTTAGCAGCTGCCCACGCTTTACGGTCATCTAGGGCGCAAAATGGCGGGGCGCTATATTCGTAATAGCCTAAAGAGGGCGGCGGGTTACTCTGGCAGCGCTCCCGTAAGTCATTAAGCGTAGTGCTAAAAGCATCACCGGCATTACTAGCCATAAGTGTTTGACTATTAGGCCTAGCGCGGGTTACAGGTAGAGCAGCTGCGTAGGCCTCTTGGTCTACCTCTCTAAGCTCATCTATAAACAAAAAGTCAGCGCTAGCACCTCTAGAGCTATCGCGGGTAGCAGCTCTAACGTCTAATCTAGCCCCACTTTTTAAGATAATAGCCTCGTTACCGTTTGTATAAAGTATTTTCTTTAGTTGCTTCTTTAGGTCTGGGCTATCTTC